TTATTTTTTTATTGTCCGTCGGGTGCTGACTACTTTTTGACTACTTGGTAATTTTTTTATTTCTCTTTTCTTTTCTGTACGTCGTTTTGAGAGTTTGGCAGCAATACCCTGTTGCATCTTTGCGGTGTTGTGAGTGTATCTGTCCATTGTAAAAGCGCTGGTAGCATGGCCAAGGCGAACCTGCATAGCTTTAGGGTGTATGCCTAGCTCCGCAAGAGTTGTAGCGTGGGTGTGTCTTATATCGTGGAAGTGGAGCGTTTCGGGTAGACCTAGCCGGCGAATCACGTCTTTAAAATAATTCGAAATATCGGAAGGTTCTTTTGGGCACCCATCTAGTTTCGGAAATACTAAATCGTATTTTGCTTGGTAATGGATGCCGAAATTTTTCTTGTGTTCTTCCTGTTGCCGGCGGTGTTCTTTTAAAATTGCTATAATCTCCCTAGTAACAGGGATATCGCGATAAGCTTTTGTACTTTTTAGTTGTTTAGTAATATGTGTACCAAGTTTCTTCGTTCTTTTTACTTGTTGTGAAACAGTAATTACCCGGGTTTTAAAGTTTACATTTTGCCAGGGGAGCCCAAGGAGTTCACCGAGCCGCATTCCTGTATCCCAGGCCAATTCAAAAAGGGCATGGCTTGCTGATTTTTTTGTTTCAGTAGCTAATCTTTTGAAGTCTTTATCTGATATAACCGGGCGATCAGATTGTTCTAGAGTTGGTTTCTTAACAGCAGTGCAAGGGTTTGCTATTAACTTTCCGTCCATTATTGCTTGCTTTATTGCAGCATTTAACGTTACATAAATATATTGCACTCGGCGCTGGCTCAATCCAGTGTCTTTTTTTGTTTTAAGCATTTTTCTGATGTTCTGGGGTGTTAGGTCATGAAGTTTAATTTGGCCTAATATGGGCTTAATGTGGAGCCTAGAGAGGGTTTCATATTCTTGTATTGAGGATTCTCTAAGCTCGTCCTCAGATTCGAGTATTTCAATCCACTCATCAAGCCATTCGGAGACGGTCAGGTTTTGATAATCGATGATGCCTTTTAATTTTTTTACTTCATCTTTTTTAGTTTCTAAATCAGCAGTCGATTTAGCGTAGACGAATTTGTAAGTCGCCTCTCCATTTTCATCATAGCCAGTGTGTACTTTTGCTTGATACCTGCCATCTGCACGTTTCTTTTGTTTTGCCATGTGATCAAACCTTTCTTTGTCCGGGAAGTGTTACCGAACTTATTAATAGTATTGGTAGTGAGCTTTTTGCTGTTACCGAGGTTCCCGAGTTAAAAATAGCTTGGTAGCACCTTCGGTAACGCCTTAGAGTTAGGAATTTTAAGGCGTTAAATCAGTTGTTACCGATGTTACCAAACTATACTTAGAGATTATAGAATATAGGATATATAGAATAAAAGGCGCGCGTACCCACCATACACGCTATATACACGTAAGAGAATGCCTTAATTTGGGGGAACTTCGGTAACACCTGTACACGCCTAAAACTAGCAACCTCCTTGATTGTTTATTATTTCGGTCAGTATCCGATGTACAGTTTTCGGATCTGGCCTTTTTTCATTTATAATCGCAGCAATTAGATCGCTGTCGATATCGGATGAATGAGAAAGTAGATGTACTGCAAATTCGTTTGCTTCTCGCTCGCGCTTACTAGGCACAAAATATGTACGATTGGGGTGCCAATAATAGCCGTAGCTAGGGTGTAGTCGAGCGTGACCAAGCTCATGACAAACTACAATCTTAGAGGCTTCTTCGGTTAGAGATTCATTTAGTAGGATGAACTTACAGCGTAAGGGCTTGACTAAAAAACCGCGGATCGATGGGGGTAGCCGAGTAGTTAATACGCCAATATTAAGATCATCAGTTAGCGCATACGGGTTGCAAGTGCCGTGTTTTTTTATCAAGTTGGAAACTCTTAATTTTATATTCATTCATAAAAGACTCCTTAATCAAACGTATGTTCTGTCTTAAGGTTAAAAAATAATAAGCGGTATGAAATCTAATGTGATTTATTTCCGCTTATTTTTTTGTTTTGCTTGCCAGAAAGCGAATTCAAGCGCTTTCCTCAGGGTTTCTCGATCAGTATCATCAAGATCGTATAATTCACCGTCAAACATGACTTCAGCCTGGTTGAGAAATTTTGCTAGATCTTTAGGCTGAGTAGTCTCAACGTCTGATTCGTGAACTGGATCACTCCCTAACAACTCGTCCGAGGTAACGTTGAATATTTCAGTTAGTGCCCTTATGTGCTTTTCATTTAACCGTCTGTTTCCTGTTTCTAAATCATAAAAGTGTTTTGGCGTGATGCCAAGCAAATCGGCGAGATAAGGGACTTTAAGGTCTTTCTTCTTTCTCAAAAGTCGTATATTGTTCAACTTTGCACACCCTTTATAAGCAACTTGCTAAATCTATTGTAAGCTATTTGTTTATATTATTCAATAAGCAAATAGCTTAATTTACAATCAAATAATGAGCAAATAGGTGAAATAAAGAGATTGGCTCAGTATTTCAGAGCTATTTGCTTATATTGCTCCTGTATGCTAGTTGAATAATGTGAGCAATATGCTTATATTATAAGCAAGGAGGTGAATTAAATGGAATTTAGTAGTGTTGTCATTGAACGATTAAAAGATCTAAACATGACAAAATCAGAACTTGCAAAAAAAATGGGCTATAGCTCTAATTATATTTCTGATCTATTGGCCCGTGAGAGGAGATGGAACGAAACGACAACCTCTAAAGCTTGCGAAATCCTCGGTCTTGAAGTTAAGTACGTAAACAAACCAAGTAAAAAGACTGCAAGTAAGCCAGAGGAGGCGGTGAGTTAGGTATGGGGGATATTTTGCCGACAAACAAACTTGCTTTAACTCCTGAGGAGGCCGCAGCGCTCACACCTCTAGGCGAGGACAACATTCGCAAACTATGTAGATCAGATCCAACATTCCCGGCTTTTATGAACGGGAATAGGATAGTAATTCCTCATAAGCCTTTTGAAGAATGGCTGGCACGACAAGCTGAAAACCGAATGGGTTTTCCAGAACTCAAAAAATCTACTAAAAGGAGGTGAGAAACCATGATAGAGAGAGTATTCGTTATTAACGTAACAGAAGCACCACAAGTACTGTCGGTTAGGCAAAAACCTCAAACCGAGAAATTAAGGATTGACTTTGTAGTGCCGATAATTTGCCTTATTATCGTAGGCGCGTTCATGCTGGCGCTGTGAGCTGCAAGAGCTGCCCTAACAAAAACTTTTGTATCCCTGATGAGTGCCTAAAAGAAAAAGCCGCTTCCACACGGAAAGCGACTAACAAAAAATCTCATTACCATTCTATAACGCAAAAAGGCAGGTGTCAATTATGGTCGACGACTTGACCGAAGAAGTGCCAACCTCATTCCTAATTGAGGCCCTTCAATACTGCCGAACACGTCATATGGAAACTAAAGAAGCAACGTATTCGAAAGTTGCGGCCATGATTCAAGATATTATTACGAAAAGAGAAAGGGTGAAATAAAAATTGGCTAGAAAGCGCGGACCTAAAATTCCAAAACCTCCAGCTGGCCCTAAGTTCGAAAATGCCCCTGAATCGGTTACTACCCTGGCTGCTCGTTTGATTGACCAATACCACGGTAGATTGGCCGAAGCTAAAATCTCGTACATCATGCGTAACGGCACTTGGAAGAAGAAAGGCGAGATTGTTGACGCTGATGTGTCGGTGATCTCCGGTCCTAACCGTTTCGAGATGGACAAGCATTTCCGAATTCTCATTAATGCTGACTTGTGGGCCAGTGCTGACGATAAGCTTAAGGCCTACATACTGGATAAGCAGTTAAGCCGCTGCGTGAAGGAAGAAACGGCTAATGGTGACGTGAAATGGTCCACCCGGGATTATTACCTAAAGGAATTCCCTTCTCTGATTGAAAGACACGGATTAATTACTGCTGAGCTGCAGCAGTTTGACCGGGTGATGAAACAAACGTCTGCCCCTACCGAAGAAGAGCCTAACGAGTTTTTAGATTAAATACGAATCTGGAGGAATTTGAACTATGGATATCAATGTAAATGTGACGATCAATGCGCCGGTGTTAGAAGAACTCTTACAATCTTTCATTGCTTCATGGAATGGCCCTGTAGCCGATGCTAAGGACGCTAAGGCGGCTGAAGAAGTTAAGTCAACAACTACTACCCGGACAAGAAAAGAAAAGCCTGCAGCTGCAGTAGAGCCGACTGAAGTTGTAGCGGCGAAAGAGGAAGCAGCTGCTGCCGTTAGCGCTGCACCTACTAAGCCCGAAGAAAAACCAGTTGAAACAAAGCCTGTTGAAACAAAACCCGTTGTGACTCTTGAAGCTGTACGCGAAAAGTTAACGGCAATATCCCGCGCAGGTAAAAAGACCGAGGTTAAAGAGCTGATTACTTCTTTCGGTGCTGAAAAGCTGACGGATATTCCGGAAGACAAATACGCCGAAGTACTTGAAGCGGCAGAGGCGCTATAATGGCCGCTCATGCAATTCTTAGCGCTTCAGCGTCGAAACGTTGGCTAAGTTGCCCACCAAGCGCAAGGCTTGAACAGCAGTTCCCTGATTCAACAAGTTCCTTCGCAGAAGAGGGCTCCTTCGCCCATGAGCTGGCTGAGCATAAACTGCGTGCGTATGTTCAAAAAGTTAGTAAGAGCAAGCACGAAGCCGCATACACAAAGTTAAAGACCAATCAATACTACTCCGAAGAGCTAGAAAGCTATGTTGAAAGTTACGTTGATTTTGTAAAAGAGCGAATCCATGCGGCGCTGGCCAGGACGAAAGATGCTGTGATTATGTTAGAACAGCGTTTAGACTTCAGTGAAGTGGTGCCGGAAGGATTCGGCACCGGTGACGTGGTGATTGTTGCAGATGGTTATGTGGAAGTCATTGACCTGAAATACGGCAAGGGCGTACCGGTGTCAGCAGAGGGTAACACGCAAATGCGGTTATATGGTGTTGGCGCTTACGGTGATCTCAGTATGCTGTATGACATTGACAAGGTAATGATGACGATATGCCAGCCGCGCCTGGATAGTATCTCTACGGATGAAATCACGGTGGACGAGCTGCTGAAATGGGCTGTAGAAACTGTAAAGCCTACAGCTGAAAAAGCCATAGCTGGCGAGGGTGAATTTGCTGCCGGTGATCATTGCCGGTTCTGCCGGGCAAAAGCAACATGCAGAGCCAGGGCAGATTACAACTTGGAGTTAGCCAAATTTGAATTTTTAGATCCGGCACTGCTGACTGATGAAGAAGTTGGCGAAGTGCTTGGCAAAGTGGATCAGCTGAAGCAGTGGGCAAAAGATCTACAAGATCATGCACTAGAACAGGCTGAGAAACACGGTAAGAAGTGGCCCGGCTGGAAGCTTGTTGAAGGGCGCAGTAACCGGAAATACATTGATGAAAAGGCCGTTGCTGATACTCTTACCGATGCAGGTTACGAAGAAACAAAGATCTATAATCCCCGCGAAATTCTTGGTATCTCCGATATGGAAAAAGCCATTACCAAGAAAAAGTTTAATGAATTGCTCAGTAGTCTAGTGATTAAGCCGACAGGAAAGCCTACGCTTGTTCCAGAGTCGGACAAGCGTCCGGAGATATCGTCAGTACAGTCGGCCGTAAATGATTTTAGTGAAGCTATATAAATTTAATTTAGAGGAGAAATGTGAAATGAGTAATCAACAACAATCTGCTACTAAGGTAGTTACCGGAAAGGTCCGTTTATCATACGCTCATCTGTTTGTACCAAAAGCGATTCAAGAAGGCCAGGAACCTAAATATAGCGTGTGCTTACTTATCCCTAAAAGCGATACTGCAACAGTTAAGAAAATCAAAAATGCTATCGAAGCTGCAAAAACAGCTGGCGAAAAGTTGCTTGCAAATAACAAAGGTAAAATTCCCACCACCATTAAACTCCCTCTCCGTGATGGAGACGAGGAGAGAGATTCACCGGAATACGCTGGACACTGGTTTGTAAATGCTAACTCCTCACAAAAGCCTGGCGTTGTTGATCAAAATGTTAATCCGGTTCTCGATCAAAGCGAGGTGTATAGCGGTTGCTATGCCAGGGCCAGCATTAACTTCTACGCTTTCGATAAAGCCGGCAATAAAGGTATTGCTTGCGGCCTGAATAACATTCAGAAGCTTGCTGATGGCGAGGCTCTAAGCGGTAGAAGCAGGGCAGAAGAAGATTTCGAAGCGATTGATGATGACGACATTCTGAACTAGCCTCTAGCTAGTAAAAGAGGCGGGGAAATATCCCGCCTCTTGTTATATCAAAAGGAGGAATCGACATGCGATATATTCAGGTAACATTCGCCGGTAATACGGAAGTTCTATATGATTTCAAAACTAAACTAGACGTGGTGAGGGATGATTTAGTCGTTTGCCACACAGCGCGGGGCTGCAGCATAGGACGAGTACATGGCTTTATCAGTAATTCGAAGAAGGCAACAAATTGGGCGTTTCAACGGGTAGACATGGCGGCGCTGGATCGGCTGAGATTGGATGAAGAGCGAGAACAAAAGGAATTGGATGACCTGTTAGGATGAGCGTTCTCAGCATTGACCTTGAAACGTATTCAAGCGTTGACCTAAAGAAAACCGGTGTTTACCCGTATGTGAGTTCACCAGACTTTGAGATTCTACTCTTTGGATACGCCTTTGATGATCAGCCTGTACAGATTATTGATAAAGCCCGAGGTGAGCGCATACCGGATATTGTTTTAAGTGCGCTGCGTGATCCATCCATATTGAAAACCGCTTTTAATGCTAATTTCGAACGTACTTGCCTTCATGAGTATTTCAAGAACCAAATGCCAGCGGATCAGTGGCAGTGCAGCGCAGTACATGCTTTAACACTAGGCTTACCCCATACCCTGGATGGTGTTTCAAGAGTCTTAAAATTACCTTCTGACAAAGCGAAGATGGGTATAGGGAAGTCGTTAATTACTTACTTCTGCAAACCTTGTAAGCCTACCAAGACCAATGAGCAGAGAACACGTAACTTTCCGACTCACGATTTGGAGAAGTGGAACCTCTTTAAAACTTATTGCGCTGCTGACGTTGAGGCAGAGAGAGCGGCCAGAAAGTTAATGCTGCGCTTTCAGCCGCCCGAGGAAGAACGCAAATTGTGGGCCTTAGATCAACGAATCAATGAATACGGTGTGAAAGTGGATCAGACTCTTGTCGCTCACGCGATCGCCTGCGATACCGCATATCAAAAGAGGTTAATTGCAGAAGCCGTCGAGTTGACAGGATTAGACAATCCTAAAAGTGTGGCACAGCTGAAAAAATGGCTGGAAGATGCGGAAGGCATAGAGATTGACTCACTCAATAAAGAGTCCATTCCGGTGCTGCTGAAGCAGACAGAAAGCGATACTGTAAAACGGGTGTTAGAGCTGCGACAGGAGACTTCAAAAACCTCTGTTAAAAAATACGAAGCAATGGCCCGGGCTGTATGCCCCGACAGCCGCATACGTGGCTTGCTGCAGTTTTACGGGGCCAATCGTACCGGCCGCTGGGCGGGGCGTTTAGTACAAGTGCAAAACCTGCCGCAAAACAAATTGAAAGATTTGGACTTGGCTCGGCAGTTATTGCGTGCAGGTGAATATGAAATGCTGGAATTGCTTTTCGGCAATGTGCCTGGTGTACTCTCTCAGCTGATTAGAACCGCTTTTATTCCGGAAGAGGGCTCACGCTTCATTGTATCCGACTTTAGCGCGATAGAAGCCCGGGTAATCGCTTGGTTAGCCGGTGAACAGTGGCGACTGGACGTATTTGCAAGCCACGGAAAAATTTATGAAGCATCAGCTGCTCAAATGTTTAAGATTCCCCTAGAACGAATCGTCAAGGGAAATCCTGAGTATGATCTGTATCGCCCTAGAGGTAAGGTTGCCGAATTGGCTTTAGGGTATCAAGGCGGCCCCGGGGCGCTTGTCAAAATGGGCGCGTTAAAGAACGGACTAACAGAAGAGGAATTACCCGCCCTGGTTAAAGCCTGGCGCGAAGCAAACCCGCACATTGTACAGTTATGGTGGGCAGCGCAGAGGGCTGCTATAGAAGCGGTTATGGATAAAAGTACAGTAGCTTTCGTTAAAGGAATTGCCTTCAAATTTGAATCCGGAATGCTGTTTATTAAATTACCGTCCGGGCGGCGATTAGCGTATGTACGGCCGCGAATTGAAATTGACGAGAAGTTTCAGAAGCCTTCCCTCACTTACGAAGGTATGGACCAGGAAACGAAGCAATGGGGCCGGTTGAAAACTTACGGCGGGAAACTGGTGGAGAATATTGTCCAGGCCGTTGCACGAGATTGTCTGAGGGAAGCAATGTTCCGAGCGGCCGACGCCGGTTATAACATCGGGATGCATGTCCATGATGAAATTGTGTGTGAAGTACCTTTCGGTTTTGGCTCTGTTGATCATCTTGGCGAATTAATGGGGAAACCGATACCGTGGGCACCTGGGCTGCAGCTCCGGGGTGATGGATACGAAACTGCTTATTATAAAAAAGACGATTGAGGAGGAGTTTTTATGGCTGGAAAGATCAGTATTGAGTATACGGAAGAGGATTTAAAGCAGTTAATCCGTGAGGACATACAAAGAAAAATGCCCAGGGTAATAGTTGAGCGCCATTCGATCAGCATTGAAACCAAGTCAAAACAAAATTATCGTTCAGAATGGGAAAGCGCTGCATTTCGCGGCAAAGTAGAGATTCCCGGAACAATGGTTTGAAAAGGAGAATGAAAAAATGGCAACACCTGAAAATTATGACTCTGTATATGAATCAATCGGCGCTGAAGTTGGGCGCTTAGTTACGGAAAAGCAAGCTGCTTACGGCGATATGATTCGCGGGGCTCAAGATATTTTTAAAATCCTATATCCGGAAGGGATTAAGCCGGAACAGTACGATGATGCCCTCCTGGTTCTTCGGGTAATGGATAAGATCGGCCGTATTGCCCGGGGCGATAAAAAAGCATTTGGGGAAAGTCCTTGGCGGGATATATGTGGCTATGCGATTTTAGGCGCTGAACAGGATGAGCGCCGCAAGTGCAGCGCCAATGAGTAAAGTAATAGCTGTTCAGTGTTTTTATTGCAATAACTATAGGGGGACTTGCAAGGGAAAGCCGAGGGCGTGTTCTGAGTTTCCCGGGAAGGACGGGGGTAACAACAATGGCGCTACTAAAAATTAATGATGATTGGCAAATTATTTCGGATCAGTATAACTGGATTCTGCAGCAGCGGTTTGTTGCAGAAGAGAGCGGCAAGGAGCGTTGGAGTACAGAAGGATACTACCCGACATTAGCCGGTGCTGTGAAAGGTCTGGTTGAAAATGAGATTAAGGTGCCGACAAATATTAAAGGCGTATTGGAGAAGCTGGAAGTTTTACGTCACTTGATCGACGGGCGCTTCCAGGATGAGGATTCAATAATCAGCCGTAAAGCATCAATGGAAGAAGCGGCAGACGATGAAGACTTTTTATCTTGATAAAGTGAAAGGGGATAGAGGTTAATATGAACTGCAATAGAGTTATAAACGCAATGGCTCAGCAAGCCAGTATGATAAAAGAAATTGAGGCTGTTATTGCACATGACGAAATGCAAGCGGCTTCAGCAGTTACTTTAGAGGAGATGACAGCTCTAAAAAATGCTGTAGCAAATTTAAAATTAGTCTGCAATATTTCAACTGCGCTTGCTAAGCATTATGAATCAAAGAACAAACCAGAGCCAAAAGAAGCGTCGTTTGAAACAGATGATCCGACTGAAACAGATGAGCCAGATGAGCCAAAAGACAAACCAGCCCGCACACGAAAGAAAAAAGAAACAGCCAGTAGTAACAAGCAAGCTCCTCCGGATGAAGAGCCGATCGAGGAAGACGATGATCTTGATTTTCTTGAATAGGGGGTACTGGTAATGTATCTTGCTGAAGTGGTAATTCCGCAAATGTTTACAGCCTTTGCTGAAGACATGAAGTATATAGACAATGGACTCCATCAAATTCAATACTACTGCGTGAAATGCGATCAATCTTTCGCTGTTGCTTGGGGGCGTATCTCCGGTTGCATGGGCTATATAGAGCGCGGTTCCCACTTCCGCTGCCCCTATTGTGGAACCCATCATGAAAAGCATGTTGCCTATGTGGAGGCGGACGAAACGGTGCCAGTAAATGTACGGCTAGCGCTAAAAACTTATAAGGATGCAGTGGTTTTTGAAGTGTATAGTAGTGCAATGTATTTCAATAAGCTTTTTAATGTGTATAAGCGAAATTACAAAGAGAGTTTTCGCTTTGACATCGCAAAGCAAACAGCAGTTTTCTCTCGCTATCATAACGGCAAACTGCATGAAAGCCTTGAATTCAGTAATCCGAGTATGCCCGATGTGCTTTACAAAAGCATTTTAAGATTCTTCTTTGCCAATAGCCTGGCAAACTGCAACCAGAAAACCGAGCTAATGGCAATTCTGAAATTGTTGAGAGATACCGTTCATAAAAGCATGGAGAAGCATTTGAAGCATAAAGTTTCTCATCTGTTCGTAACTCCTGGGCAGCTATACGGCACTTTCCTAGTTCCGCTGTTAAATATCGGATACCGGTTAAAGTTTCCGGATGCTCCGAATCTTCCGAGTGTGTACCGCGAAGGATCTAACGTAATCAAGGAATTCCTTGCCTCATACATGGTGAGCCATTCTCTCGAATCGGTATTTGATATTGTAACGAGAAAAAAAGATTCTGTAACCGCAATTATTGAAGCTACAGGATTACCAAACAAAGCTGCCGTTAGACGGGAGCTAGGGGCCAGCCTGTTCGAAGTCGGCCGGCTAGTGGAAGCGTTTAAACTCTGCAATAACTATGATTTCGCTATGAGAGTACACGCCGGACTTAAAACCCTTATGATAAAACGAAATTATATTTCTAATGACGAGTTGATGGCCTTTTTAGCCTGCATGCGGTCTTACTACGGCGAAGTCGGAGTCGTACAACTTGTTGAAACCCCCGAAGAACTCGATATGTTTGATTGCTTGCGCCTTTATCGGCAGCTTAATGAAGCAAATAAGTTGGCCATTGTGGAAGAGAAAGTGAAGCTAAAAGATTTACATGATTGGATGGCTAAAAAACATCGCCGACAAAATCACAGCAATATGGCATTTAACGTGCCTGATCATATCGTTAAACGGTTGTCTATGCAAACTAACCGACTAAAGTTTTTTCTGCCTAAGGAGTCATTTGAATTACTCGAGGCAGGGGAAGAACTGCATAACTGCGTTGCTTCTTACGGCAAGGATGTTAAGGACAATGCAAGATGGATTGTCCTGATTGCAGACGATAAAGGCAAGTTAGCAGCATGCTTAGAGGTCAACGGCCGGCAGTTGGTACAGGCTAAAATTGACCGCAATAAACCAGTAGGCATAGATGAAAAATTAAATGCTGAAATTATTGCCTGGGCCGAAAAAGCAAATTTAGAAATAAAAACCTCTGATGTGAAAAAGCCAGTCGAAGCTTCGGCCGAAGCTGCTGCAGCAGTTTGATAAAGCGAATGCCTCGGGAGAGGAGTAATCCGAGATGAGTACACAGATAAACCCACAATTAAAACCGGTAAAGCTGAAGCATGACGGTAAAATCACCATTGCCACCGGCAGAAGCCGGCACGAAACGGAATGGAAGAACCGAGAAATGCAATGGTCCCAGCTGGTGGACAAGCTAAGTCAAACAACCAGGACGCGGGAAACGCTCGATGAGTTTGACAAGATGATCAAATCCCAGCAGGACGAATTAAAGGACGTAGGCGGGTTTGTAGGCGGTACGCTCAAAGGCGGCCGCCGCAATTCCACCAATACAGCCTGGCGCCACATTATCACCCTCGATGCAGATTTTGCTGATCCGGATTTCACAACCTTAGTCGATTTGCTTTTAGGCAATTGCGCTTATGCCATTTACAGCACGCATAAGCACCGGCCAGCAAAACCCCGACTGCGCTTAGTGATCGTTTTATCCCGGCCGGTAACTCCGGACGAGTATCAAGCGATTTCTCGCCGTATTGCCGCGGATATTGGAATTGATCTTTTCGACGATACAACCTATCAGCCGCACAGGCTGATGTACTGGCCTTCGACTTCCTCTGATGCAGATTTCCTTTTCGAATATCACGACGGCCCTTGGTTAGATCCTGACAAGATTTTAGCTCGGTATGAGGATTGGCGCGATCAGTCTTTCTGGCCAGAATCTTCGAGAGCGCATAAGGCCCGGAAACAATTAGCGGACCGCCAGGGCGATCCACATGCAAAGAACGGTGTTGTCGGTGCCTTCTGTCGCACGTACTCCATTGCAGAAGCGATTGAAGCCTTCCTGTCAGATGTATACGAGCCTTGCGCTATGGAAGGGCGGTACACCTACACCAACGGCACAGCAGCAGCGGGGCTAGTGTTATATGAAGATAAATTCGCCTATTCTCATCACGGTACTGATCCGATCAGCGGCAAGCTAGTAAACTCTTTTGACCTGGTACGCTTGCATAAGTTCGGTCATCAGGACGAAGAAGCAAAGCCTGACACACCGACGGTTAAATTACCAAGCTATAAGGCTATGCTGGATTTTGCATTAGCAGATCCGGCCGTCAAAACTACGATCGGGGAAGAGCGATTAGCAGAAGCTGGTGAAGATTTTGCCGACAGCGGCAATTGGCTGGAGAAGCTAAAAGCAAACCGCAAAGGTGAATACCTTTCCACACCATCAAATGTAATTCTAATTATGAGTCATGACCCGAATCTTGCCGGCCGGGTTTGTATGGATGATTTCGCACACCGGCAGTTAGTCACTGATGATTTGCCTTGGAGAAAGCGAGAGCGCGGACATTTCTGGACAGATGAGGACGATTCCAGCCTTAGGAATTATTTAAGTAAAACCTATGATATTGCCGGTAAAGGGGTGATCATTGACGCTATGAATGAAGTACTGGTGAAAAACTCATTCCATCCCATACGGGAGTATTTAAACGGTTTGGCGTGGGATGGAGTAAAACGGCTGGACACGCTTTTAATTGATTACTTGGGCGCTGAAGATACACAATATGTCAGGGCCGTAACCCGAAAAATGCTAGTTGCTGCAGTCGCCCGGGTGATGGTGCCTGGTATCAAGTTTGACAATGTTTTAGTTATTGTGGGGCCTCAGGGAATCGGTAAGAGCTATATTATTAAAAAGCTAGGTAAGTCCTGGTATTCGGATTCTGTTACTACCGTTCAAGGTAAAGAGGCTATGGAACAAATACAAGGGTTTTGGCTGCTGGAGCTGGCCGAGTTATCCGCAACGAAAAAAGCGGAAGCAGAAGCCGTTAAGCACTTTATCAGTAAGCAGGAAGACGCTTATCGGGTTGCCTATGGGCGTCAGGTATCCCGTTTTCCCCGACAGTGCATCTTCTTTGGTACAACAAATGATGCTACCTTTTTACGTGATAAGACCGGTAATAGGCGCTTTTGGCCAGTGGAAGCTGGCACCCAGGAGAGAACCAAAAACCTATGGAATGATATGACGGAATCGGAAGTTGACCAGATATGGGCGGAAGCCGCCGCCGCTTGGCAAGGTGGCGAAGAGCTGTATTTGGGTGCTGGCTTAGAGCAAGAAGCGTTAGGAGTGCAAGAGCGACACACAGAAGAAAGTCCTATGGCCGGTATTATCCGGGAATACCTGGACCGGTTACTTCCGGAAAACTGGGATCAGCTGGACTTAGGGGCAAGACGAACGTTTCTACATAATCGGGACTTCGGCGAAGCCTCTGTTGGTACCGTACCACGGCAAAGAGTGTGTGTAATGGAAGTGTGGGCCGAACTGTTAGAAGGCGATTTAAAGAGGCTTGGAAAGCTGCAAGCAATGGAGATAAACGACATTTTGCGTTCTGCGCGTGGGTGGAAGCCTTATAAAGATGGGCAGGGTAAACTACGATTTGGTGAACTATACGGACTGCAAAGAGCCTATATGCGAGAAGTGCAAATAGAAAATGATATGGATTTTTTAGCTTGATTTAGTGTTACCGAACTGTGTTACCGAAGTCATTTCAAGCAAAAAGTTCGGTAACACCTCATGTAAAAAGTGTTACCGATGTTACCGAATTATAAAAAGCTTGGTAACACACTTCGGTAACACCTCTAGGCCAGGAAATTCAAGGCGTTAAGCCTACTGTTACCAATGTTACCAAACTATACTTAGAGATTATAGAATATAGAATATATAGAATAAAAGCGCGCGCGAACCCGCCATATACGCCTATACGCGTATATACGCGTAAGAGTTTTCGTAAAAAATAGGGAACCTTGGTAACACCTAAAGCGAGGTGAAAAATGGAAAGAACGATTGAAAAACGATTTAAGCGAGAGGTTGAGAAACGAGGGGCAAAGGCTTGGAAATTTGTTTCGCCTGGAATGTCAGGTGTGCCGGATCGAATTGTTTTAAAACCGGGAGGCCGGATTGTGTTTGTTGAAATGAAAGACGAGGGGAAGAACCTGGAACCATTGCAGATGAAACGGGCAGCTGAATTAGAGGCATTAGGATTTACCGTTTACTGTATTGATTCGGTCCAGGGAATAGAGGCTTTTATACAGGAGGAATTTGCTGATGGTGCCTAACGTGTACGAGCCTAAGGTCTACCAGGATTACGCGACAGGCCGAATTATTGATTTACCAGCAACGGCCCTTTTTCTTGAAATGGGCATGGGTAAAACCGTAAGCACCTTAACAGCTATAAAAGAGCTTTTGCATAATCTGTTTGATGTGGCAAAAGTTTTAGTGATTGCACCGTTACGGGTAGCCGATGATACTTGGAGCCGCGAATCGGAAAAGTGGGTACACACCCGGTATTTAAAAATAGCAAAGGTGCTAGGATCCGAAAGTGAACGATTACGGGCTTTACAGGAAAAAGCAGATATCTATTGCATTAATCGTGAAAATGTAGAATGGCTGGTAGAGTATTACGGTAAAAAGTGGCCGTTTGATATGGTTGTTATCGATGAGTCCTCTAGTTTTAAATCACCAAAGGCCAGACGATTTAAAGCATTGCGAAAAGTAAGACCTTTTATCAAGCGCATCGTAGAACTAACAGGCACACCGAGGCCTAACAGCTTGATGGACTTATGGGCACAGATTTATCTACTGGACCGGGGCGAGAGACTTGGCAATACTGTGACAGGCTACAGGGAACGATATTTTGAACCGGACAAGCGGAACAGAACGACAATCTTTAGCTGGAAGCCGAAACCGGGAGCTGAAGAAGCCATTTATGCAAAACTAGCTGATATCTGCGTTAGTATGCAGGCAAAGGATTGGCTTGATCTTCCGGAAAGGATTGACAACTTTATACCGGTAAAGCTGCCGGCTGCTGCATACGAACAATACAAACGGCTGGAAAAGGACTTACTGCTGCCAATGGTTGGCGGCGATATTGTGGCAAATACAGCTTCCGTGTTATCTAACAAACTTCTGCAAATGGCTAATGGCGCTGCTTATGATGAGAATGGAAAAGTAACCAAAATTCACGATGCTAAATTAACTGCCTTAGATGATATTGTGGAAAGTGCCAATGGTGAACCGGTGCTAGTTTTTTACTGGTACAAGCACGATTTAGAGAGGCTGCAAGCGCACTATCCGAAAGCCCGGATACTTGATACGGCAAAAGATATAGCTGATTGGAATGCCGGGAAAGTGCCGATCATGCTGGCACATCCCGCTTCAGTAGGACACGGCTTGAACCTGCAAGACGGAGGACACAGGATAGTCTGGTTTGGGCTAACCTGGAGCCTGGAGCTGTACCAGCAAGCAAATGCAAGGCTATACCGGCAAGGCCAGTTACACAGTGTCATTATTCATCACCTGGTAGCAGTAGGAACTGTAGACGAGCTGGTGGCTAGATCCTTAGATGGTAAGGCAGAAGGGCAAGAAACGATGATGAAAGCCGTTAAGGCTCTGATTGAACAAGTGCGAAGGGAGGCGGCATAGTGGATAAAGAGGAAATCATTCGTATTGCGGGTGAAGCCGGGGCAAAAGCAGCCTTGGAAGCTTGGGAAAAACAATTTGAAGAGAGAAAAAGAGAGCAAAAAAATACCCGGCTGTGGAATACCCGAATGCTTCTGAAGCATTATAAATCACTAAAAGAGTATTGCAAGAAGGCCGTTTATGACAGGAGTACTGCAGCAGTATCTGCTAATCCGATAGAGATTCTAGAATCTTTAGGGACATGCGATAAAGATATGTACATTGATGCTGTGAAGAGCAGTGTTATTCGGACTAAAACTATAATGGCCCATGTCGATAATATGCTAAAAGTATATGAGATTTATTGCGAAAGGTCTGATAAGCCAGAAGACACAAGACGTTATCGAGTATTATGTGCGGTGTATTTAGCCGAAGAAAAAATGAAAATGGAGGAAATTTGTAAAATCGAGAATATTGATAGAAGCACGTATTACCGAGACAACCGGGATAGTACAGAAATGCTAAGTGCTTTAATATTCGGGCTTGACGGGCTTTCGGCAATGAGAAAGACATGAAATTGATTTAGGATTTCTTACCGTGGTAAAATGGTATTGTGTCAAAAGTATAACAGGCGAACCGCTTACAAGATTGTAGGCGGTTTTTCATTTGTCTAAAACAGGAGGGGCTACAATGTCCGTACTATGTAACCGTGAAGATTGCAAATTTAATTTCGATCAATTGTGCAATGCCGGGCAAGTCGGCATTGTGGATCGTCAGTGTGTAACGTACCGAAGAGTGAAACGTAAGGAAGACTATCAGCAGCTTATGCGACAGCCTTATAATGCAAACTGCCATCCTACGGCTAAAGGATATAAGTCAAGCCCCGTACTAAAAGTATGGAAATAGCTGAAAGTGAGGTGAGCCTTCAGTGGCTAAAGGAAAATATGAAGAATGGTTAACTGCTGAAGGTTTACTTCAGTTGGAAGCATGGGCGAGAAATGGTTTGACGGATGAGCAGATTGCTTCAAATATGGGAATTACAAGAGCTGCTTTATATAACTGGAAAAAGAAGTATGTTGACATTTTTGACGCCTTAAAAAGAGGCAAAGAGATTGTTGATATTCAGGTTGAAAATGCTTTGTATAAATCGGCTTTAGGCTATCAATTTACAGAAATTACCAAGGAACGAACATATAATGATAAAACCGAAACTTATGAATTCGTAGTTACCAAAGAAGTTGTTAAGGAAGTGCAGCCGAATACGACGGCTCAAATCTTTTGGCTGAAAAACCGTAAACCGGTTGAATGGCGGGACCGGAAAGACATTGATGCCAATATTAGAATGAATGACCCCTTTGAAGGCTTAACGAAGGAACAGCTTCTAAAAATAGCTGGTGAAGAGGATGTATGATAAACGATTAGCGCAAATAAGAGCAAAGATAGAACTTGCAAAACGTGAGTTCTTTTTTTATTGCAATCTTAAAGCGCCTAATTTCTATAAACCGTCCCGAAAATATCTCGTTGACCTGTGCAAGGAGCTGCAGGCCTTCTATGAAGGTGACGATGAGGTTTTAATCATCAATGAGCCGCCGCGGCACGGGAAGTCCAGAACAGCTGGTCTTTTTGTTGAGTGGGTTTTTGGTAAGAACGATCAAGAAAAGGTAATGACCGGATCGTACAATGAAACTCTATCAACCATGTTTTCTAAAAATGTCCGCAATAGTATTCAGGAAGTGAAAGCCGATCCATACAAGCCGGTTTATAGTGACGTATTTCCCAATGTTAGAATAGCCGCTGGGGACGGTGCAATGAATCTATGGTCCCTTGAAGGCGGTTATAATAATTACCTTGCTACTTCTCCGAAGGGGACGTCTACAGGGTTTGGATGTACTATTCTTATGCTCGATGACTTAATTAAAAGTGCCACTGAAGCCAATAACGAAGATGTAAAGCAAGAGCATTGGGATTGGTTCACTAATACGATGTTGTCCCGTCTTGAAGAAGGCGGCAAAATCATTATCATCATGACTAGGTGGGCAAGTGATGATCTTGCAGGCAGGGCGTTAGTACATTACCGGGAGCAGGGCGCGAAAATCAAGCACATCTGCATGAAGGCGCTGCAGGATGACGGCACCATGCTTTGTGAAGAAGTGTTGTCCCGTAAGAGTTATGAGGCCAAGAAAAAGGCAATGGGCGCTGATATTGCTTTAGCTAACTATCAACAGGAAACGATTGATATTAAAGGCCGGTTGTACAGCAAATTCAAAACGTATAGCAGTATTCCAATGGACGAAAACGGCAATTCGCTATTTACAGAAATCCGAAATTACACCGATACCGCCGATACTGGGGACGATTATTTATGCAGCATTAATTATGGAGTTTATAACAACGAGGCCTATGTGGTGAATGTTCTTTACACTAAAGAGCCGATGGAATTTACTGAACCGGAAACAGCTAAAATGCTGCATGAGGATAATGTCACTATTGCCGACATTGAATCAAACAGTGGAGGCCGGGGATTTGGCAGGGCCGTCGAACGGATTCTGCAAACTAAACACCGGAGCAACCGAACGCATATTAATACCTTCCATCAGTCAAAAAACAAAAAAGCTCGGATCATATCAAACTCTACTTGGGTTATGAATCACGTTTACTTCCCTACCAATTGGCGGGACAAGTGGCCTGAATACCATGAGGCTATGATCAAATACCAGCGCGAAGGTAAGAACAAACATGATGATGCCCCCGATGCTACAACCGGCATTGCCGAGAAAGTCGGGTTAGGATCATCATTTAGTTTTGAGTAATAGGAGGTGATGATATAACATGCTTAATCTTTTGGGCATTGGCAGCTCAGTCATGGCTAGGATAAATCACATTCTGGCAAGTGGTGCAAAAACTAAAATGACTGATAAACAATTTTTAGAACGAGAGATAGCCAAATTCAAATGCTCACCCAGGCGAAAAGAAATGTTGACCGGCGAAGAGTACTATGAAGGCAATCACGATATTCTAAAACGTAAAAGAACTATTATCGGTCAAGACGGGAAACTTCAGGAAGTTGAAAACCTGCCTAATAACAAAGATATCGACAACCAATACGCCAAACTAGTCGATCAGAAAGTCAATTATCTATTGTCCAAACAGCCAACCTTTGAAACTGAAAACGATACTTACGGTGATGCGCTCAAAGAAATATTCAATAATCGCTTTCTTAGAACGCTGAAGAATCTAGGCGAAGATAGTTTAAATGAGGGCATTGCCTGGCTGCATCCTTACTACAATGAGCGAGGGGAATTTTGTTTTAAGAAGTACCCAGCTTATGAGATTCTTCCGTTTTGGGGGGATGCTGAACACACGCTGCTTGAATTCGCTGTTAGAATCTATGTTGTTGAAGCGTATGAGGGGCAGCGGAATATTCCGATTGAAAAAGTTGAGGTGTATTCTACAAAAGGAATTGAGCGCTTTGTCTTGCAGAATAATTCTCTTATACCGGACGTGGAACGCCCATCAACACCGTACCTGATTGCAGTTGATGCTGATGGTAATGAAGGTAGTTGGAATTGGTCAAAAGTGCCTCTAATTCCGTTTAAATATAATAACAAAGAAATACCCCTCATTCGGCGGGTAAAGTCTCTTCAGGATGGAGTTAACACGATTCTGAGCGACTTTCAGAACAATATGCAAGAAGATGCCCGGAATACTATCCTGGTGCTGCAGAACTATGACGGGACCAATCTTGGCGAGTTTAGAAAGAATCTCGCTCAATATGGTGCTGTAAAAGTCAAGACTGTTGATGGCGCAGCCGGTGACATTAAGACTTTGACCATTGAAGTTAATGCGGAGAATTATAAAATCATTTTGGAGCTGTTCAAAAAAGCCCTAATTGAAAACGGACGTGGGTTTGATGCTAAAGATGATCGCATGGGCGGCAATCCAAATCAAATGAACATTCAGTCCATGTACAGTGACATTGATCTTGATGCCAATGGTATGGAAACCGAATTTCAAGCCTCTTTTGAAGAATTGCTGTGGTTTGTGAACATGCACCTTGCCAATACCGGCCAGGGCGATTTTGAAAAAGAAAAGGTCAAGGTGATCTTTAACCGTGACATATTGGTAAATGAATCAGAAAGCATTGATAACTGCGCTAAATCAGTCGGTATTCTCAGTAATGAAACAATCGTAAGTCAGCATCCCTGGACCGCTGATGTTAAAGTTGAGTTGCAGCGGATTGAAGCTGAAAAGGCACAGCAGCAGTCAGAAATGGATGAATACAAGGCTGCATTTAAAAAGCCTGGTGATCTGAATGAAACATAGGGATTATTGGCGCAGACGGTTTGAACTGCTGGAAGAAGAACAGTTAAAGCAGGGCCTTGCCTATTATGATGACCTGGAACGCCAGTACAAACTAGCTGCTAAATCCTTAGAAGATCAAATTGCAGGTTGGTACGGCCGCTTTGCTTCTAATAATCAAATCAGTTTTGCGGAAGCTAAACGGCTGTTGAATTCCTCAGAGCTGAAGGAATTCAAGTGGACTGTTCAGGAGTATATTAAGTATGGCAAAGAAAACTCTGTTAATGGTCAATGGATCAAACAGCTTGAAAACGCTTCAGCTCGGGTGCATATATCCCGTCTGGAGGCCTTAAAACTCCAAATACAACAGCAGGTTGAAGTCCTCTATGGCAACCAGGTTGACGGATTAGAGCGAACTATGCGGAACATCTATTCCAACGGCTACTATTACACCGCCTATGAAGTGCAGCGCGGTTTTAATGTTGGTTATGACCTGCAAAAGTTCAATAACCGGCAGTTAGCAGCGGTGATCAATAAACCTTGGACACCTGACGGTAAGAATTTCATTAATCGTTGCTGGACAGCAAAGGACCAGCTTGTTAACACCCTTCATACCGAGCTAACACAGGCAATCATTCGCGGTGATCCGCCGGACAGAATGATCAAGACCATAGCGCAAAAATTTAAGACTTCCAAAGACAATGCGGGCCGGTTAGTCATGACCGAATCTGCTTTTTTTGCGTCTGCAGCGCAGCGAGATTGCTTTAATGACCTGGATGTGGAACGGTATGAAATTGTTGCAACGCTGGATAATGATACTTCTGCCATATGCCGGTCATTAGACGGTAAAATATTTCTCATTATTGAATATCAAATCGGTGTTACTGCCCCGCCGTTTCATTGCTGGTGCCGCACTGTAACAGTCCCGTATTTCGTTGATAATACCGGCTTTAGAGCTGCACGAAATGCAGAAGGTAAAACCTACTATGTACCGGACAGCATGAAGTATGAGGATTGGAAGAAAACTTTTGTTGATGGGGGTTCAAAAGATGGATTGAAGGAAATTGCTAAAACTGATATAGTGAAAGCAAGCTTCACGCCAGCCAAAACCATTCAGGAAGCTAATCAATACGCGACTGAAACACTGGGCATAGGGTATGCCGATTATAAAGGCTTGCATGTTGATGTAGCAAACGGCTGGAATGAAGGTTTAGCTGCCAATTTTGCTAAGTTTCCGGAGTTAAAACAACAGTTTGGTTTTGTCGGTGAATCTCACGCCCGGAACAGTACTATGAAGCCGATTGTTAGGCAGCTATACCTTGATCAGATGATCAAGCATAACCCGGCAGTGGATATCAAACGGTTAGAAGCCTATGTTGACGGTAAAGTGAATGCCGTTATGAAGCAGCTGCGGGTGCCTTCTAATTCATACGCCTCCAGCTGGGCCCCTCAACAGGACCCGTATAGCCGTTTTGCCGGGATTACGTTTAATTCTGTTCAGGGCAAAGATATCGCGAAGCTGCTGGAGAACCTGAGGGCTGATGTTGCAAGTAAATTCCATCCTACCGGCTGTGATACGGTTAAGTCCGTCCTGGATCACGAAATGGGTCATCAGCTGGATAAGATGCTAAAGCTGTCCAGCAAGGGGAGCATACAAGAACTGTTCGATACCCGGACGAAAGACCAGATAACTGAAGAGTTATCCAAGTACGCTTGGAAGAATAACAATTCAAATCGGTACAGTGAATTTATTGCGGAAGCCTGGGCAGAGTATTGTAATAACCCGAATCCGCGGCCGATTGCCAAGGAGATAGGGGAAACGATTGAAAGGGAGTATGCCGCTTGGAAAAAGACGAATTTATAAGGAAAGCCAAAGAACTGGGCTATACGGATGAAATGATACAGGAGCATGTTAAGCTCAATGAAGAGGCCGAGAAACAGGGAATCAAGGTTCCGTGGGAATTAGGCTTAGTTGAATTACCGGTTAGTTAAGCATCTACACAGGTTTTGTGTGGGTGCTTTTTTATATCCAAAATAAAAATGGGGGATGAAACCATATGACAAAAGAAGAATTGCTTGCCCTGGGCCTGGACGATGCTGCAGCAACCAAAGTAGCCGCCGCTAGTGCGGAAGAACTGAAAGGGTATGTGGTCAAATCAGAGCACGACAAGGAGGTGACAGCAAAACAGCAGCTTGAAACAGATATTAAGACCCGCGATAAACAGTTAGAAGAACTGAAAAAGGTTGATGCTGACGGTCTGAAAAAGAAAATTGAAGAGTTGCAGACAACCAATCAAAACACTAAAACCGAATATGAAGGCAAAATCAAGCAAATGCAAATTGATGGAGCCGTTGACAAAGCCCTGACTGGAGCGAAGGCCAAAAACCTGAAAGCCGTCCGGGCTTTACTTAATCTCGAAAAAGCCGAGTTTGAAGGCGAATCTATTAAAGGGTTGGCTGATCAGATTAAGGTGCTTCAGGAAGGCGCTGACACAAAGTTTCTTTTTGAAGTGGCAAGTAAACCACAATTTAAGGGGTTTAGTCCTGCCGAATCTGCGAATAAAGCAGCCGGGACACAACCGTCTTCACTAGCTGAAGCGGTACAAATGCATTTTACAAATAATTAATTATTGAAAGGTGTGGTATTTAATATGGCAGTTACTTTAGCGCAAGCAAAATTGAACGTACAAGACGCATTACAAACGGGAGTAATTGACGAGTTTGCAAAATCAAACTTTCTCATCAACGCCCTCACATTTGATGATGTGGTTTCTCCTACAGGGGGCGGCGCAACGCTCACCTATGGTTATACTAGATTGATTACCCAGCCTACGGCAGCCTTCAGGGCCGTAAATAGCGAGTACAGCTCGCAAGAAGTAAATAAACAACGGTACACCACTGATTTAAAAGTTTTTGGTGGTAGCTTTAAAATTGACCGAGTTATCGGCAATATGGGTGGTATCATCAGCGAAGTAACATTACAGATGCAGCAGAAAATAAAAGCGGCATCTGCTCTGTTTAATGATACTGTTATTAACGGGGACTCGGCTGTTGATGAAAATGCCTTTGATGGTTTGGAAAAAGCCCTCACTGGATCTTCTACCGAATATGTGCCTACCGCCGTTATTGATTTGTCCACCTCAGCGGCTGTTGATGCAAACTATAAAGTTTTCCTGGATATTTTGGATGAATTCTTAATGGGCTTGGATGGTAAGACCTCTTTTATTGGTGGAAATTTAAAACTTATTTCCAAAATCCGAGCCTGCGCAAGGCGTGCAGGAACGTATCAGACTACTAAAGATGCTTTCGGTGAAAATGTTGACCTGTATAACGGTATTCCCCTGGTCAATTTTGGTGAAAAACCCGGAACCAACGCTCCTGTTGTAACTACAAACATAACTAGCGGCGAAACTTCTCTGTATACAGCGCGTTTGGCGCTAGATGGTTTTCACGGAATTTCGATGGCAGGACAATCCCCGGTCAATACCTGGTTGCCTGATTTTAAGACCGCCGGTGCTGTAAAACTGGGTGAAGTTGAAATGGTTGCAGCTGTTGCACTGAAAGCAACCAAGTCTGCCGGTGTTCTGCGTAAAATTAAGGTTCAGTAAGGAGTGGGAATTATGGCAAAAGTACTTGCCCCTAATAAGCAATATACCGGCATTTCTGCCGGTGTTGCGTTTGCGAATGGTGTCGGTGAGACTGCTGACACCTATTTACTTAAATGGTTTAAAGAAAAAGGGTATGAGGTCGAAGGGGAAATTGAAGAGGAAGAATCTGATTTGAAAGATGGTTCCCCCTCTGATGGTGAAAACTCCAAACTTGATAACTTAACGCTTGACGAATTGATATCATATGCCAAGGAAAGAGGCATTGATATTGGCCAATCAACAAGTCAAAAAGGTATTTTGAAAAAAATACTTGCTTCGGGTAAAGCAGAATAAAGGTGTGATTTTATTGCTTTTAGACGATGTAAAAAAACGCCTGGAGTCGCTTGGCTATGTGGCAACTACCGCTGATGGCTGGATGCTTAGTTTTTGTTTTGCAAAGGTTGAAGCCCATATAAAAAATAGCTGCAATGTGAGCGAAGTACCGGAAGGCCTTCGCTCTGTTGCTGTAGATATGGCCTGCGGTGAATTCCTGTTCGGCAAGAAGCAAAGCGGCCAAAATGTGGGCATTGAATTTGAGGCGGTAGTGAAGCAAATTACCGAGGGTGATACAACTGTCACTTTTGACACTTCCGCAAGCGCAGAGGCCAAATATGACGCCTTGGTAAAGTATTTGCTGCATAGCGAAGTCGATTTTGCCACTTATCGGTGTATTCGATGGTAAGCGCAACGCGAAAGGCCATTGAAAGCCTGTACAAAGGGAAATGTACTATTTTTGAATATCAGTCAGTGCAAGATCCCGATACCAAAATATCTACGCAACAGGAAGTTGCTGTACTACTGGATCAACCCTGCCGGTTATCTTACAAAACTATTGCTAGCACTTCAAATTCAGATGGTGCGGCCGCCGTTACGCAGGCCGTTACTTTGTTCATTGCGCCTGAAATTATAATTAAGCCAGGTAGCAAGATAACGGTTATACAGAATGGCGTTACAGCCGATTATCAAAGCAGCAGCAAACCTGCCGTTTATACCAACCATCAAGAAGTTGCTTTAGAGCTGTTCCAGGGGTGGGCGTAAATGGGTAAGTGGGGCAAATGTGATTTTAAGCAGCTGCAGCAGCTACAAAAGCGACTGGAAAAGCTTGACCGTGTTGACGTTGATAAATTCTGTGAGGACTGCGCGAAGGAGCTGGCTGCCCGACTGCTGGCAAAGGTCATTAAGCGCACACCGGTAGGGCAGTATGCAGGGGAAGGTAAAAACGGCGGTACTCTTCGCAGGGGGTGGACAGCTTCAACCGAAGCTGAAGCGCAAGGCAAAGGTCAGTCAAACGCTAAACAATATGTGCAGACACTGACTTTAACCAAAATAGGCAATGTCTATCAGATTGAACTTATTAACCCCGTTAACTATGCAAGCTATGTTGAGTTTGGACACCGGACCGGGAACGGTAAGGGGTGGGTAAACGGCCAATTCATGCTGACGATAAGTGAAGACGAATTGGACAGCCAATCCCCGGCGATTCTGGAAAGGAAATTAATGAAATACTTAGGGGATGCTTTCAATGCTTAATGAAACTATGACCGGCATTGCCCGAAAGCTAAATGCAACATTCGGTAATGGGTATGAAATTTATATTGATGAGATTAAGCAGGGTTTAAAGGAACCCTGCTTTCTACTTGTCTGCTTGACCGGCAGACAGCAGCAGGAAATAGGCATTACTTACAACCGTGAACAAGCCTTTGACATTCATTACTTCCCAAAAGCGAAAAACTACACCACGGAAATTAATGGTGTAGTGGACACGTTGAATATGGAACTGGAGTATATCACAGTTAACGGCAACCTGGTTCGGGGATCCAAAATGAAGCATCAAGTAATTGACGGTGTGCTGCATTTCTTTGTGAACTATGATCTTAGAATCCGTAAGGTTGTTGATCCTGAACCATTCCTGGAGAACTTAGAACTTATAGAAAGGGTGAAAAACAGTGGCTAAAGCGGAAACAGCGATAGCGAAATTCAACAAGCAGCAAATACTGGCCGCAAAAAAGTATGCTGATCGGCGCGACTTGTTGGCCGTTCTATTGGACGATGGCAAGCCGTATACGCTGGCCGAGGTTGATAAAATCATTGAAGAGTTTTTGAAGAAAGAATTTGATAAACCAAAAGTAAAGGAGGGTGACTAATGATAGGTGGCGGTACATTCCTTGCGCAAAATAAGACCTTGCCGGGGAGTTATATTAATTTTATTTCCCTTATTAGGGCGTCGGCTACTCTCTCCGATCGGGGATACGGTGCGTTAGCCCTTGAACTGGATTGGGGGCCGGAAGGTGAAGTCTTCACAGTAGAAAACAGTGACTTCCAATCTGATTCGTTAGAGATTTTTGGTTACGATTACACCAGCGACAAGTTAAAAGGTTTGCGTGATTTGTTCCTTAATCTCAGAACCGGTTATTTCTACCGGCTGAACAATTCACCCGCTAAAGCATCGAATACCTTCGCTACAGCGAAATATGGCGGTACCCGGGGCAATGATTTAAAAACCGTGATAGCCGTTAACATTGATGATGAAAGCAAGTTTGATGTATCCACATTGCTGGATGCTACGCTTGTTGATTTGCAAACCGTGGCGGCAACGGCAGATTTAAAAGCCAATGGCTATGTGACATTCAAGACAGGTGCTACGCTCGCAATAACAGCCGGTATGCCGCTTGCTGGAGGCACTAACGGGGCAGCCATTACCGGTACGCAGTACCAGACGGCATTAGACAAATTTGAAGCCTACAAGTTTAATACTCTTGGTTGCTTATCGACCGAAGAAACCATTAAGAGTTTGTATGTAGCTTATACAAAGCGTATGCGCGATGAGGTAGGGGCGAAGTTTCAAACCGTCATTTATGATAAAGCAGCTGACTATGAAGGCGTTATTAGCATAAAGAATCAAACCTTAGATTCTGGTGCTCTTGCCTCTTCAGCGGTCTATTGGGTAACTGGTGCCAGTGCCAGCTGCCAAGTCAATAAATCCAACACCAATAAAAATTATGATGGCGAGTTCAGTTTCTTTGTAGATTATAAGCAGTCCGCGTTAGAGGCAGCAATGAAGGCCGGTTCCTTCATGTTTCACAAGGTGGGGGACGAGGTTCATGTGCTGGATGATATCAATTCATTCGTAAGCGTCACACCGGAAAAGAATATTGACTTTAACTCCAATCAAACTATCCGGGTGCTTGACCAAATCGCTAATGATATTGCAGTACTGTTTAATACGCAGTACCTTGGCAAAGTACAAAATAATAACGCAGGCCGTATTTCCTTCTGGAAAGACCTTGTTTTTTACCATCAGGAAATGGAACAAATACAAGCAATTGAAGACTTTGTACCGGCTGATATTGTTGTTGCAAAAGGTAATGACAAAAAATCTGTGACCGTAACTAACCCGGTGCAGCCGGTTAACTGCATGACGAAGCTTTATATGACGGTTATCGTCAAGTAAGAAAGGAGGGGTATAGATGCAAAAAGTAATGCAGGCCAGGGACGCAGTAAGTGCAAAACTTGCTGAGTGCTTTGCAACTATTGAGGGCAACCGTTACTTGCTAATGCAGGCCAAAAGTTTTGAAGCTAAATTTGAAAAAGAAAAACAAAAAATTTCTATCCTTGGTAAAACCGGTCAAGGTAATAAAGCTACGAGCTGGAGCGGTACTGGCAATATGACGATTTACCACAATACGGCCATCTTTAATGAACTGATGCTGAGATTTAAAAATACCGGTGAGGACGTGTATTTTGATATTCAGGTCAGCAATGAAGATTCGACTTCGGCAGCTGGTAGACAAACAATGATCTTTAAGGGGTGCAATATTGATGGTGGGTTACTTGCTTCCTTTGACGCTGACGGTGATTCATTGGAGCAGGATGTCGATTTCACCTTTGAGGATTTTGAAATGCCAGAAAAGTTTAAAATGCTTGATGGCATGATGTAAGCATGTTTGTTCTGATTATGTGCCTGCTTATAACCCCTGGAATGCCATTGCTTGAGCGAATATTCTTCGCGCTGGCAGTGGTGTTAATTTTAATTTTAACTGAGGAGATTGATATAATGAGTAATTTAAGCGCATTTTTTGCCCCGAACGCCATTCAGGATGAAGCTGTAAAATATCCAGCATCAAAACGGTTTGTTGAGAAGGGCAAGCCAATCGAATGGGAGTTGCAATCCATCACAGGTGAAGAAGACGAGCAGTTAAGAAAGTCCTGCACGAAACGCGTTCAAGTTGAAGGGAAGAAAGGGCAGTACATGCAGGATATGGACGCAAGTAAATACCTTGGTCTGTTAGCCGTTAAATGTATCGTGTTCCCGAATCTCAACGCTGCTGAATTGCAGGACTCCTATGGTGTCATGGGCGGGGATGCTCTTTTGAAAAAGATGCTTAAACCTGGTGAGTATCAGGATCTGTTAGCCAAGATTCAAGAAATTAACGGCTTCAATGTGGTTATGGATGAGCTGGTGGAAGAAGCAAAAAACTAATCGTGGGGGGCGATAGTGAGGCAAACTGTGCTTACTACGCCCTCCATAAGCTTCATAAATGGCCCCATGAGTACCTTGCCCTTAGTCGGCAGGAAAAAGCCTTTGTTATTGCTGCTATTCAGGTTAAAACTGAATCGGATAATAAAAAGGTGAAAGAGCTGGAGCGCGAAGCCAAAAATAAGTGATCCATCACACCAATTTATGATATAATTTTTGGTAAATGAGTTTAAGGTGGTGGATCTTCTTTGTTCTTTTCAAAAAGTAATAAGGATATTGATCAAAAAATAAAAGAACTGAATGCAAAAGCTTTTATAGCTGTACCACACATAAACGGTTTGCCTATTGCTGAAAACACTTGGTGTCAATTATTTTATTGTGAAGATAAAATTGTTATTATAGCGAACAACACCACTTTCAATTTGTTGCTTAGTAAAGTAAAAGATATTACGACTAAGACAGATGTTGAAATCACAAAGCACTTGGTAAGCAGCGCAGGCGGTGCAGTGGTTGGAGGTTTGGCGTTTGGCGTTCTGGGCGCTCTAATAGGCGGCAGAGTTCAAACAAAGAAAAGTAAAGAAATAACACCCTATCTAATTGTTACTTATGAAACGGAAGAAATTAAATATCTCGCATTCGATGTTACCGGGACACCAAAAAGTAATAATTTCGTCGAGCTATTCAGTAAACGCCCTAAGGAAGAAACTACAATAACTTTATAATTAAAGAAGCACATCTCGTAAAAGAGGTGTGCTTCTTTAATTATGTAAGAGGAGGTGAATTATGGCTACGATTAGAACAGCTATTCAATTGCAGGATGGAATGACTTCCGTTATAAGGCCCATGATTAACGCTTTAAATATATGTACAAGTTCATTTGAGGCTATGCAAAATGCTTCAAATCATGCTGTTAATACGGCTAATATTTCAGCAGCAAGAGCGGAATTATCAAGGGCTTCAATTGCAATGAATACGGTTGAACAAGAAATTAGGGAAGCTGACGCAGCACAAAAACAATTAAACAATGATCTTCGACAAGGTCAAGCGGCTGCTAGCGGCTTAGCTGGTAGTTTAAAAAATGTGGCTATGGCTATTGTTACTGCTGTTGGAGCAAATAAAGTTATAAATCTATCAGATACGGTAGCTCAAACAACGGCCAGATTAGAGTTGATGAATGATAAGCAACAAACCACAGTAGAGCTACAGGAAAAAATATTTCAAAGTGCAGAACGCGCGAGAGGCGTTTATCAGTCTACCGCCGATGCAGTTTCAAAATTAGGGATGCAAGCAGCGCAGGCGTTCAGTAGCAATGATGAGTTGATTGCTTTTACGGAGCAGCTTAATAAAACTTTTGTTATTGCAGGTGCTAGTGCTGTTGGCGTTGATAGTGTCATGCTTCAGCTGACGCAAAGTATGGCTGCCGGGAAGCTGCAGGGGGAAGAATTAAATGCTGTTTTAGATAATGCCCAGCCTATTGTAGCGAACATACAGCGTTATTTGCAGAATGTTCAAGGCTTCCCGAAATCAACTACTGACAATATAAAGCAGTTAGCATCAGACGGGGTAATAACAGCCCAGATCATCAAAAATGCTATGTTTTATGCCGCCGATGAAACAAACGCAAAATTTGCAGCAATGCCTAAAACTTTTGGTCAGGTTTGGAATTCTGTAGAGAATCGGACTTTGAAAGCATTTCAACCTGTTCTGCAGATGATAAATGCCGTTGCTAACAGCAAGGGGTTTGAGTCAATGGTGAGTGGAGGTATTAACGCAATAGTCACTTTAGGGAATATTGCTGCGAAAACATTTAATGAAATCGCTTATGTTTCGGGAGTCGTTGCTAATAACTGGTCAATGCTTGCGCCCGTTGTATGGGGGATTACAGCGGCTTACCTTGCATACAATGCCGTCTCACTTATAACCAAGGGCATCTTAGCAACACAAGCAATGCTTGCGGGCATAAAGGCTACTATGACCGCTGCAGAGGCAGGTGCAACGTTTATGGCTACGGTGGCTCAGCAAGGTTTAAATGCGGCTTTATACGCTTGCCCTGTAACATGGATAGTAGCCGCCATAATAGTAATAATTGCCGTATTTTATTTAGCAATTGCAGCGGTAAACAGATTTGCTGGAACAAGTTTAAGCGCAACCGGGATTATAATGGGTTCGTTTTATGCGCTTGGGAATTTTATCATGAATATTATCATCTTCCTAATCAATAGCTGGATAATCTTTGCTGAATTCTTCATTAACATATTTGATAACCCGCTTTATTCAACAAAACAATTATTTGTCAGTTGGGGGAATGGCATACTTGATATAGTTAGTACCATTGCAAGCGCAATAGATAAGGTGTTCGGAACTAATATGAAGAATGCTGTAACCTCATTAAAGAATCAAATGACAGGGTGGGTTGGAGAAATGCCGAGTAGCTATAAAATTCTCGGTAAATTACAAATGACGAATTTAGATGAAGCGTATAAAAAGGGCTATGACATAGGAAATCAATTCGCAAATCGTTTCGATTTAAGTAAAATGAGCAATCCGGCTTTTGACTTAGGTCTTGACCTGAGTAAATTCGGTAACGATATGGCGAGTACCGCCGCCAATACAGGTAAAATGAAGGATTCTCTGGATATTTCAGAAGAGGATTTGAAATATATGCGCGATGTTGCCGAGCAGGAAGTCATTAACCGATATACTACGGCACAAATCAAAGTTGAAATGGGTGGTGTTCATAATTCAGTTAGCAGCAATGTTGACCTTGATGGTATGATGACTTACTTCAAAGACGCCTTAGTTGAAACAATGCAAACCGCTGCCGAGGGGGTGCATGAATGAGTTATTACTTTTTCATGGGTGATACTCAGTTGCCGGTCCCTCCCGCAAAAATGCAATTAAGGATCAACAACAAAAATAAGACAATTAACCTCATCAATGACGGTGAGGTTAATATTTTGAAGTCTGCCGGTCTAAGCGAAGTTAGTTTTGAAGTGCTGCTGCCGAATAGCAAGTATCCATTTGCAACTTATTTTGAAGGGTTCCGCAGCGCCGATCACTTCCTGAGTGGATTTAAGCAGCTCAAAACAAGCTTTGCACCTTTCCAGTTCATTGTTTGCCGCTTGTCGCCAAGATACGATTTTTTGTTCGATACCAATTTAAAAGTGGCCTTGGAAGACTATGAAATAATTGAAGATGCCAATAACGGTTTGGATGTGCTTACCTCAGTACGGCTAAAGCAGTATAAACCTTATGCCACTAAAGTGTTGAATTTAAAAACAGCTACGGACGGAACCAAAACAGCCAGCATAGAACAAAAGCGGGAGACAAGCCGGGAAATACCAAAAGCCTATAAAGTTGTAGCCGGTCAAACCTTATTTGAAATCTGCAAAAAACAACTTGGTGATGGTTCCCGCTGGCAGGAGGTAGCGAAGTTAAATAGCATCACTAACCCGAATATCCTTGTTAGCGGGCAGGTGATTAAATTTGCCTAGTGTTCAGATTGTGATTCAAAACGGAGAGAAAGTATATGAGCCAGTTGTCGAAGAGGGTATAACCTGGGAGACAGAGCGCAAAGGGGTACCTGGTAAACTAACCTTTAATGTTCTGAAGGACGATGTTATTGATTTTACAGAAGGTAATACGGTGAAAATGGCCGTGGATGGTAAAAATATCTTCTATGGATACGTTTTTACTAAGAAGCGGGATAAAGACGGGATTATCAGCGTTACCGCTTATGATCAGCTCCGCTACTTAAAAAATAAAGACGCGTTATGGTATATAAACAAGTCCGCTGCCGATGTTGTAAAAATGTTGGCAGCGGACTTTAAGTTGAAGGTTGGGGAAATCGAAGATACCGTGTATGTCATACCAAAACGCAATGAAGAGAATGTTACTTTATTTGATATCATTCAGAACGCTTTGGATCTAACATTGCTGAACAAAAAGAAGCTCTATGTTTTATATGATGATTTTGGCCAGCTCATGCTGAAGGATGTTGAAAGCATGAAGCTGGATCTGCTGATTGATGGCGATACCGCCGAGAATTACAATTACATTTCCAGTATTGATAGTAGCACGTATAACCGGATTAGACTGTATTACGACAATAAAGATACCGGTATGCGTGAGCTGTATATTACGCTGGACAGCAGTACACAGCTGCAGTGGGGGATATTGCAGTACTGTGAATCTATTGAAGAGAAATGCAACGGCAAGGCTAAAGCAGATGCCCTCCTACAGCTTTATAATCGGAAAACCCGTAATTTATCCATTAACAATGCTTTTGGCGATACCCGGGTAAAGGCAGGCACCAGCATAGGTGTACAGCTTGATTTAGGTGATATTGCCGTAAATAACTATATGCTGGTGGAAAAGGCCAAGCACGTTTTTAATAACAAGGAACATTTAATGAATCTAACTTTGCGGGGTGGTGATTTTGTTTGAATAATCTTGTTCAGGTAATACAGCAAATTTCCCAAAATGCGAATAAGACCGGCAAGCCTACCGGCATTATGTACGGTGAGGTTATGACGGTTGACCCTCTCACCATTCAGGTTGAACAAAAATTAACGCTGCCGGCCGAATTCTTCAAACTAACAAATGCGGTCCGGGATCACTACGTTGATATAACTGTCAGCCATGTTACTGAGAACCGCGCAGGTGGTAGCAGCGCAGCATCGTTTGCCAGTCACAACCACGATTACCAGGGCAGAAAGAAAATCATGATCCATAACGGGCTTCAGGTGGGCGAGCAAGTAATCATGATACAGGCCCAGGGCGGCCAGGACTTTATCATATTAGACCGTGTTTTTGATCATATTGTGAGTGGTGAGTGGCTATGATCCCGACAAATGATAGTTTAATTGCTGACTTCCAAATAAAAAGCCAGCCTTCGAAGACATATAAAATGAATATCAATGATGAAACCATAACCAAGAAGACCGATGACTTGGACGCAATCAAACAGGCAGTTTATAAAATCCTCAATACTGAGCGTTACCAACATGTTATTTACAGTTGGAATTATGGCATTGAATTGCAGGATCTATTTGGCAAGCCTCTACCATTTGTTTACCCGGAGCTGAAGCGGAGAATTACAGAAGCATTACTCCAGGATGACCGCATAACAGATGTTAGCGGTTTTTCTTTTACCCATAAGGGCGGGGAAGTATCGGCAACCTTTACCGTAACCACCATAGCAGGATCATTTGAGGAGCAGAAAGGGGTGAGAGTGACGTAATGTATGAGTCGATAACCTTTGACGTGATCATGCAGCGGATGTTGGCTGGAGTCCCGGATACCGTGGACAAGCGAGAAGGTAGTGTTATATGGGATGCTCTCGCCCCGGCCGCACTGGAATTACAGTTAGCTTACATTGAAATGGATGTTATTCTAAATGAAACTTTTGCTGATACTGCCCCTAGACCAAACCTGATTAAACGGGCGAAAGAGCGGGGATTAAGCCCAGAAGAAGCCACGTATGCCGTTGCAAAAGGTATATTTAATATTGATGTGCCAATCGGCAGCCGCTTTAGCTTGGATGCTTACAATTATGTCGTGACTGAAAAAATCAGTGCCGGTGTATTTAAGCTGCAGTGTGAAACGTCCGGCAGTGATGCTAATTCCTATCTGGGAACGCTCATTCCGATTGATTACATCCAAGGATTGCAAACGGCTGCACTCACAGAAATTTTAATCCCGGGCGAAGATGAAGAAGAAACTGAAGTATTTCGCACACGCTATTTTGGTAGCTTTGATAATCAAGCTTATGGGGGCAATATTGCGGATTATAAAGAAAAGGTTAAAAAGATTCAGGGTGTTGGTGGGGTAAAAGTCTATCCGGTTTGGAATGGCGGCGGCACTGTTAAACTGGTAATCATTAATTCCGAATGGGAAACGCCAACGGTTGAAATGCTTGATGCTATTCAAACTATTGTCGATCCTATACCTAATCAAGGTGAGGGGCTTGGTGTTGCCCCGATTGGTCATATTGTTACGGTAGAAGGTGTAACTGCTGATTCAATATCGATAGAATTAAATCTAACCTTGCAAGGAGAATTGACGTTTGAGGATTTACGCAGCGGCATTGAAACTGCGATTGATAATTACTTCTTAGAGTTAAAAAAAGTGTGGGAAGATACGGAATCAATTATTGTTCGTACTTCTCAAATTGAATCACGTCTGCTAGAAATTCCTGAAATCATTGATGTGGAACACACCAAAATAAATGGGGTTGAAGAAAACTATGTTTTGGGGGCTGATTCAATTGCCGTAAGGGGTGAGGTTACTGGCTAGGCAGATTGATGTAAGCAGGCATTACCCAGATATCATGAAGGAAGTTCGGGAATTCAAGTGGCTTGCCACTGTTGAAAATCCCGAACTTGTTTTATTGTGGGAGAAGTTAGGAGAGGTCAGAAGCAATCAGTTTATTGCTGATTTACTGATCAACGGTGCGGCGCGTTGGGAAAAGATGCTGAAGCTACGCCCTAAAAGCTCAGATAGTATTGAAGTAAGGCGTGAGCGCATTCTAGCTAAAATAAATGCTCAAATACCTTTTACCCATCGACAGCTTGAAAATATGTTAAATGCCACGTATGGAACTAAACGAACTAAGGTAGCTATCGACTACAATCATTATTCTTTATGGGTAGATGTTTTAGCCAGTGTTTTAACACGTACGCTAGAAATGCGTAAATTCTTACGGCCAATCGTTCCAGCTAATATGACAATCGGTATTTCTAACACGCAAACACTCAGCCACAGGTTATTAGTCGGGGGAGTTATTCGAGTTGTTAATAAGCGAGTCGAAATTCGCCCTGTCGTATCGTTTGGGGCAGCAGAATTTAGTAATACATTATGGGCAACGGGAGCTATTCGCAAAGTAGCCCATACAGTAATAAGGAGTTGATAATATGGCAGAATATCCTTCCATTGTACTCACCAATTTAGGCCTAGAAATGATTGCGGAATCACAGGCCGGACAGAATTTAATCTTTACCAAGCTTAAAATCGGGGATGGTTCCCTGGGGACAGGGGAAAGCATATCTACCTTAACCGGTGTAAAAAGTCCCAAATTAGATATTCCTATTCAGGGATTTACAAACCAAGGGAATGGGCAGGTGCGACTTCGATATCTAGTTGATAATAGTAATGTTGCCGTAAATCAAGGATTCTTTGCCCGTGAGGTTGGTATTTATGCAAAAATCGGCGAATCCGGGACAGATGAACTATACGCCTATACTAACGGCGGTAATAAGGTAGATTGGATTCCTGATAAGAATACACCACTAGACGCGCAAATTTTTGATGTGTTTGTGCTGATTGGTAACGCAAGTAATGTAACGGTTGTGATCAACAATAGCGCGACATATGCAACAAAGTTAGATTTAACCGAGCATAACGCTGAAAGCGGTGCCCACGGTGCAACAAGTGCCAATACAGCAAATGCTATTGTCCAGCGGGACGCATCCGGTAATTTTATTGCTGGAACGATTACAGCGGCGCTAAATGGTAATGCAGAAACTGCCACGAAGCTGGCAACAGGCAGAAAAATAACATTAACCGGCGATGTAACAGGAGAAACGACATTTGACGGTGCTGGCAATGTAACAATAGATACTGAGGTAACTGCCGGTATGCCTTTAGGGTTTACATTCTCCATACTGGCAAATACTCCACCGGAAGGATGCCTGGCGCTTCAAGGGGCGTTAGTAAGCCGTACTGCTTACCCAGAACTATGGACATGGATACAAGCACATGCCCCTTTGATTACGGAATCTGCTTGGCAAGCGCAAGCCGCTGTACAGTCTTCTGTAGGTGCGTATTCCAGTGGGGATGGTAGTACGAATTTCAGGCTCCCTAAAATTGCAGACTTTGTTCGCGGTAGCGATACGGGAAGAACGCCAGGAACGTGGCAGGCGGATGAGTTTAAAAGCCATAATCATCCGCCTCTTAACCCGTTAAGCTCGTTTATAGGGGGGAATGGCAGCAATGCCTCGGCGGCCCCTTCCACAGCAACATGGTTGAGCGTTGCCACAACAGGAAATGCGGGGGGAGAAGAAACTCGCCCTAAATCCGTCAGTATGCTATGGTGCGTCAAAGCCTTTGGCGCTGCTGTTAACCCGGGGACTGTGGATGTAACCGCTTTGGCAGCATCTTTAAATGACAAAATAGGAAAAACAGATACCGGATACGGCACTCATATATGGGTTAGTGATGAGTATACTCCTGTAAATAATATCCCTACTATAGTCAATCATGGTTTAACTATAGATCCATTGAAATGTAAATGCGAAGTTTTATTAAAATGCGTAACTGCTCAAGGTGGTTATTCTGTAGGAGATTATGCAATTAGCCCAGTACTTGGGCCAAGTACTGGAGGAGCTGTCGAGTATCCACTAATTCCTTCTTTAAATGCAACATCCATACAAATAAATACAGGAGCATATGGATTAGCATGTTGCCAAAAAGCAAATGGGAATGGGCTTGGAATAACTAATGCCAACTGGCGCTACATCTTTAGAATTTGGTATTAAGGGAGGTTTGAGAATGGACAATTTTTACGTACACGCAGAAGGATATATTTATAGAGGTGACATACTTCCGGGAGCGCGGGAAGCAACAGCAGAAGAAATTCAGCAGCACCTAAACCCTGCCAAAAGCACGAAAGAGTTAAAAACAATAAAGTTACAGCAAATTGATACCTGGACAGCTACAGCAATAACCAGCGGCTTTACGTCTGCTGCTGCTGGTATAACTGCCGTCTACGACAGTACGGAAGCTGACCAGCAAAATATTATGCTTATGCTGCAAGCTGCACAGACTCCAGACTTTGCTACTCATCCAATTTATAAAGGGCAGATACCGATTAGGGCGGTACCGGAAGGACAGTCTAGCAAGTTTGTATTACAGCATAATACCTCGCAGATGCAGCAAGTAGTAATAGACATGGCGCTACACATAGGAGCGTGCAAGCAGAAGGGCTGGCAGCTACAGCAAGAGGTTGCAGAAGCCGAAACAGTAGAAGAATTAGATCATATAGCATGGCCTGAGTAGGGGCCTATTTTTTATATGTGCAGCGCATATACTAATAAAAATAGTAGGGGGTGGCTTATGGAAGATAAAATACCTAAGCAGCCGATCAAAGACCATCACGGATTTTTTACTGTGATATTTGATGATAAACCCGATCGGCACAAGGAGATAGAAGATCAGCATACAAGCGAACAAAACGATACTGAAGAATAGGGGCGAAAGCTCCTATTCTATTTTTATTTTGGAGGCGGGAAGAGTTGGATTATAAAGATTTATTAGAAGCAATTGCAAAAGCTGGTCAGAGCCTGGCTGATACTTGGCTATTTAAAACTATCATAGCGGTCATTGTGGCCTTGGTGACAAGTGTGCATGGTGGCGCACTGTTTGCGTTTACAGTGCTAATCTTTGTGGATCTTGTTACTAGATGGATTGCCATTAGTTACAAGCATCTGCAAGACTGCAGTAAATCGTCTGATTTACTAAGTTGCATCGTAAATATTCCGGCCAGCATCAAATGCGGCCGGATCAATTCTGATGCTATGAAACATCGATTTGCAGGGAAACTGATACTCTACTTAGTTTTAACAATTATGGCAGCAAGTGCGGACTTTCTGATTGTTGCAGCAGGGGAAACGCCATTGTTACTAAAGGTTGCATGGGTGTACTTAGCAGCTACGGAGGCGATAAGCGTACTTGAAAATTTAAGGGATGCAGGTGTCGAGCAGGCCAGTGGCTTGCTCGATTTTTTACGCAGCCGGTTAAGTGTTTTGATGGACCGATTTAAAACAAAGTGAGGTGTATAGTATGAAAGTATTTATAAATCCCGGCCATGCTCCCGGTGGTTATCCTGATCCGGGGGCAGTTGGCCCGTCCGGACTGCAAGAATCAGACGTAGCTGCTGACGTAGCTGCACAGGTGGTTAATTACCTTAATGGTGCAGGATGCCAGGCAATTGCTTATCAGTCGGATAGTCTACAAGACATTTGCAACCAGGCGAATAATTGGGGAGCTGATTTAATTGTCAGCATACATTGTAATTCGTTTACGTCAGCTGCAGCCAAGGGAATGGAGATATGGACCAGCAGGGGGCAAACCAGGGCCGACAGGCTGGCCACATTGATTATGTCGCAGATGGCCGGTGAATTCCCTACGCTGCCGGTTCGCGGCGATTGGTCAGATGGTGATGTTGATAAGGAAGCCGGTTTATATGTATTGATTAATACCGATGCCCCGGCTGTGCTGGTAGAGCTGGCTTTCATTAGTAATCCATCGGAAGAAGCTATCCTGGCAAGCGTTGAAGGCAAGAAGATGTTTGCTGCAGCTATTGCCAGGGGCGTAACTGATTATATCGTGGAGGTAGGAGCATGATGGAGACAGTAAAAACGTTCGTGAAAGACAATTGGAAAACTATTGTGAAGGCCGCTTTAATAGTGGCCGTTATTCTGTTTATCTACGACGAATATCAGGATTGGAAGCAGCACAGCAGGAGCCAAAACACCACACCTGTTATTAATGTAAATACTGCCGGGGAAGCATCTAAGCCTGGAGAAACGCAAGTCGTATATGTCCAGGGAGAAAACACCCATACCAAGGAAATCGTATATGTTCCAAAAGAAACCGATCCTGCTACCGGAAAACCGGAAAAAACGGATGTTCAATTTGACAAGCGCCAGGGTAAGATATATGTAAAAATAAACGGCAAGGAGTTTGAAGTCCCTGCCGATGTAAAAGAAAACACTAAATTTGAGAATGGGAAATTAGTTGTTACCGAGCAGACGGAAATGCGGATTAACCTTACCACGCCAAAGCCTGCAATGAATTTGGGCGTTGGATGGGGCGTAAATGGTCCTGCAGCTCAGATGAACGGCCCACTATATAAGAATGTATCTTGGTGGGTTTATGGTGATCAGAAAACAGCTACAGGCGGGATTCAATTTCCAATCATGAAATAGTGTTATTGCCCCGGACTTTGGTCCGGGGCTTTTTTATTTTGCAGGGGAAAAAGTGCTGAGAGCCGAATAACCCCCAAAGGTAGTTTGATTTAAAGGAGAAAAAGCATGCCTGATTGGAGTATTTTACTTCCTCAATTAAGTAATTTCCCTGGGGTAAAAATGATTTTTAATTTCCTTGTTAATGCGGGTGGTTTATTAGCTATTCTAAGGTATGCTATCAACAAAATAGTCGAATATAAACTTGGGAAGGCTATGGAAGATTATAAAATCAAATTGCAGTTTGAGATGAAGAACCATGAGCAGAATCTACAAATACTAACGGAAGAAGCTAAGTTTAAATTGAATTGTCTTTCGCAGGATTACATCTTATACGGTAAAGACAAGTACCTTGCATATATTGAAATTAGAAAGCTATTATTAAATGCTGTTTCTTATGTTTTAGGGTTAAGAGGGCTTGTGCAAAGACCAGATTTTTCAAAATATAGTAAAGAAGAAGCTGAAGAATGGCTGAATGAACATCAATTTGGACAGCATCATAAAGATCAAGTTATTCATATATGGGATCTTTATCCTAATGATGCTGTTAAGAGAATGAACGAATTAACTAAAATATATGATCAACATGCAGCAACACTTGCGATTAATAAATTACATAATGCTGTAGTAGATTCAGAGATATATTTATCAGAGGATATGAAAGTAATTATGAGCTCAATGCAGTCAAAATTATTTGACTTATTATGCTTATATAAAACAGATATAGAGGATATAGGCAGGGATAAGGTTGTTGAACATGTTAAGGCAGAGCAACACTTAGCACAAGAGATACGCGATTCTATTAACGACGTTAATGGACAAATAAGAATAGAGCTAAGTTACGCACAGAGTTTTAGTAAGAATAGAAGCACCGCTTCACCTTAATTGGTGGGCGGTGCTTCCTTTTTTGATATGACTACTTTTTGACTACTTATGATGAAGGAACTATAAGGAGGTATAAGGCGAAATGCGGAGTCAAAACACCTGCGAGGCTAGAAGATTTAAGGGCTGAACGCAATAGTAGTCAGTATTTATAAGGCTTGGTGGTTTATTGAAATTTAAGACTTAAAATCCGTCGGATGGAAACATCCGTACCGGTTCGATTCCGGTCCTCGGCACCAGTTAAAAAGAAGCTTTGCATTTTTTGCAAAGCTTCTTTTTATTTTCTTTTGATTCAACAAGCTCCTAGATGAGTATTTTCGTAGTCTTTAGAAAAGACTATGTAAAGTCAGTATCGAAAGGAGGGTATAATCATATGGCAACATATCCAGGCCTCCAAGAATACTTCGGGGAGAATGGTTGCTATCGCCTAGGTTATATGGGAGAACAACCCACGATAGATGTCTACTTACGCAGCGTGCCGGCTTTCGAATTGTCCAATAGCGGGCAATTAATTTTACCGGAGCCGTCTAAACGCAGTTATCCCGATGTTCGTTTTGTTATTGATGATGACACTAGCGATTGGACAATTATATCGTTTCATGCTCAGTCGTTTGGTTTAACCGGGGTAAATGAATTTTTGGCAGAGCTTTTGCAGCAAGATAGAGATTTAACTCAGTTGGATGAACTGTTGCCGGAACTTCAGAATCTGCTTCGTCAGCCTAATTCTGTCTGGGGGCAGTTTTCTTCTGATTTGGACAGTAAATATACGCAAAATCAATTACATAATGTATGGCTCGAACACCATCCGGGCATCTAAAAACTACAGCCCGCACTGAATTCAGTGCGGGCTGTAGTGTGGTTGTGCGTATTTACTTGCTGCTATTCTTCATTTGAAGGAGAAGGTTGGCGAACACCAAGTGTTTTGCGAGAGTAAATTAGCCAGTTTTCGGTTATTTTCTTGCGGGAAAAGTCGTAGCGATTCGCAGAGACTTTATCGCCGCTTCGTTTAGCTATTTCGCTAAGATCGTATAAAACTGTTCCAATTGTTGACGTAAAAGTGTCTAAAAATTTATGTAAATCTTCAGCACTTGTAGCTGCCGGCGGTTTTTCTGAAGAAGGGGAAGCAAGCGTCTCACTTGCGTTTATTAAAGCAGAAAAAGCGACTTCTAATTTGTCTTCCGGTAATTGGTCAATTAATTTGTGGAGTTCTTCTCGATTCAT